TACCGCGCCGACCTCGACCTCGGCGCGAACGCTGCCAAAGTGCTCGAATTCGCGCGCCGGAAGCTCGCTGACGAACGCTGGCGGCGCGATTGCGGCCACCGTGCCAACCGCTTCGCTTCGTTCGCCGTCGCGGTCGCTAGGCCGCTTTGCGTCGGTTCCAGCCACATTCGCCCGAACCGGCGCGTCAATATCTTTCGCTGAGGGATGACTGCAACCATTGGAGCAACCATAAGCACACGTTGCTCCGTCGCTAGATATCAATATCGCCATACGCTTGCGGTACTTCTTTGCTTCGTCGCATTTGTGCAACCGTGATATGTCATGCCCGCCGAGTAAACAATGCTCTGACAATGAGCATGTGAAATTCCGGTCACAATGGCGGCAGTAGTGATTATGGTGGAGCATTGCTATCTTCAATCGGTTCAAGTCACGCGCCTAACCGATGCCAAGCGCGTGCGTTTGAAACGACTACGCTACCGGGAGAGTGTCATTCGGTTCGCTACCGAGAATCGCTTCCGCGTCCAACATCGCAATCTGATTTGCGATCTCTTCGTCAAGAGCATTTTCGTCGGCTTGCGGACGGTATCCTTCGGGTTTGTCGGCCCATAGATACACCGTTGGGCCACCGCGCCCAGGAACTGTAGCGACGAACTCCGCTTTCTCCAATTCTTTGACGCATTCGATTGCGTCGAGGGTTGGAAACGCCTTCCGCAGTTTATCGTTGAACTTCGACCATCGAACATGCACCCCAAGGTACGGTTCGTTGGTCTTGGGATTGACCTTGTTCCGCTTTCGCAAGGTCTTGACTGCTGCGGTTACAAACAACCTAACCGCGTGATTCTGCTCGTTTGTCATCATATGTCACCATCCTTTTGCGCTTTTGGCGCTATTGTAAGGGATTGCACCCTTGTTGCTGGCATAATTGCCTTATTTTACCTCCGATGCTATTTTGCGTCGATTTGCGCTGCCGGTTTCGTTCATGCGCCTCTACCCCTATAAGGCGAAAGAATCGTGCCACGCTGTTTCCGCTGCAATTTCGCGTATTTGCGCCAGTGTTCGGGCGCGATTGCCCGAAAGCGAGTATTCTAGCAAACATATAGCTACCAACGCGACAAAAAACGCACTAAAGTGACCATTGGATACAACATATAGTATGCGATTGTCACTTTGAGTACCATATCTAGTATGAACCAAGCAAGGCGGAGGGTTGTTTCCATCGTCATTCCCAATAAGTGCCACCCTGTGCGCCTCTCACCTTCACAAGCCCGCAGTCACGAAGTACACTTTCTCGAAGCTTGCGTTGCATACCTGCAACATGCGCCTTGCAAAACTTGTTTTCACGATGCTGGGATCGATTACAGCCAGGCGCCATACAAGGCCGCGCGACTGGTAGATAATCGAACGATTGTCGAATTGTGTCCATGCCACCGGGAGAAGCAGAATCGGTGCCACACGACTTCCAGGCGCTTGCGACCGCATAGTGGCAGTTTTGCCCACACTTTTGGCACAGCTTTTGCTTTTGGTGTCAAACGTGGTGACACTGACTGTCAATGTCGCGACTTGGCCGTCAATGCGCGTGCAACCGGCGTGAAGTGCCCCAAAGTCCTGGCACAGCGATTGCATGCACGCGCGTCGCATGAAGTTACCTTCGTATGGTGTAGTGTAGGAATTCCCTACATGATGCCAAGTGATGCCATTGGTAGTCAAGTCACGTCAACTCATGCCATCCCTGCCCAGGGGGTGCGATTTGCACGCCCACGGTTGTGCCTCGTCCACCCCCCACCCCCACCCCCCTGCCACGCATATGGTCCAAGAGGTCGCTGGTGAGTTTTGAGATTGGTAGTCAGATGTTGACTTCTACTAGATCATGTGCTATATTAGAATTAGAAGGTAGGTGATTCCAATGGAAGTTGCTGAACCAGTTAAATTAAAGAAGTACGAACGCCAGAACATCAAACGTCGCTATGGTTGCGATTGGCAAACATACACACGATCCTACGAATTGCAGCAAGGGCATTGCGCTATGTGTGGCGAACCGCCAGGCAAACGTGGCCTGAAAGCCGATACCAAACGGCGAAGGTTCTCGGATACAATTGTAAAGCTAATTTGTCCTTCGTGCTACCATGTTGTCACACAGTGGATTAAAGACGACAAACGTGCCCAAATACGTTCGTACTTATGCCTAGATGACGTTGAATGACCAACCAGATTTTTAGGGTAGTCAGTAGGTCTGCTTCCTTTATACATAAACTAATTTCAAAAATCAAATCTTCAATGAAATCAAGGTGATGGTCGGAGGGTGGGAAAGTGACCAAAACTTCCTTCCGGGAGGCTTCCCATGGATAGGTAACTTTATGATTTCATTATCGAATTCAGTTTAAAAAGTGGGAAGTTAGCAGAAATTTTGGGCGATTGACGTTGATTTTTTCAAACACGACTTCCCACCAGAGATGGGCGATATGATTGATGAATCTATTAAAAACCCAAGCGTGGGAAATGCCCCCTATATAAGAGAGATGTCACCCACCCAAAACTTCTCCTGCGGAAACGGAGGGAGTATAACTTCGGAAAGACTGCCGGAGGCACTACGGCCTCCTGGCGTCTTCCACAAAGATTATACTAAGCGAAACGAGGTTCCCACAATGGCACGAACACATCACCATACTCCATACAAACACCGGAAGTTCAACTACGAATTCGAGCGTTGGACCTGGCTCTCGAACGAACCCAAAGAATGGCGAACGACCTTTAAGCACCGGAAGCGACGAGCAGCAGTTCGTCGGGCATTGGTAGGCAAACGAGATTGGGACGACACTGTGTGGCCATTGGATAAGAAACCTTGGGTATATTATTATTAAAGGAAGGACAATAATGAAACAAAAACTCTTCAGCGTTACCAAAGATGACTTCGAATGGCAGTATTTCAAAGGCACCGGCGCAGGTGGCCAGAAAAAGAACAAAACATCATCTGCCTGTCGATGTATCCACCCACCTTCGGGTGCCATTGGAACATCACAGCAAGAACGTTCTCAGCATCAGAATAGGCAAATTGCGTTCCACCACTGTGTTGAGTCGAAAGAGTTCCAAGGATGGATAAAGTTGCAGGCGGCAGCGATGGCAAAGGGATTTGTAGATGTAGAACGAATGGTTGATGAGATGATGCAAGAGAAGTATTTGAAAGTCGAGACTTATATCCCATAGAGGTTCCCAAAGGGGGTGATGCCAAATGACAGGAACACCATGTAATCCTGACCCTTTCGTGATATTGGTGGGGGCTGCGCATCCACTCGAAAACACGCAGAAATATTTGGTGCTTGACAAATAATGATAACAGTGTTATATTAAAAGTAGAGGGTATGCCTTTAGGTAATGACAGTGATCCTGTGCAAGTTTTGTAAAGCCGAGCAATCAAGCTACCGATCTCTGCGGATTCATTGTGAAATCGAGCATCGAGACGAATACATTGCTATTGAAGATTGGTTAGGCAGAACGGTAAAACCTAAGTTGAGTACCCTCGAACAATTGACTAAAGAGAGTTTGGTTGGTTATTGGGAAAGATCAAGTAGTTAGCTCGATGACAACAGCAGACCAAAAGTTACACGAAAACGTCCTTGGCGTAAATCCTGATGATTATCGCACATGTAAGCGATGCAAGCGACTGAAGACGATTTCGGAATACCGACCAATTCCAGGCGGTCGAATGTCGCCTGTTTGCTCTGAGTGCCAGGCAGAAAAAGCTAGAGAAAACAAAGTCTTAGGTAGTGGTGATAGTGGCCAGCGAGCCTGGATCATCGGTGAACTTATCAAGCAATATCGTTCGACCGATAAGAATACCGATAAGATACGATGCTTGGAGGCGTTGGCAAAACTTCAACCTGACGATAAGAAGACGCCGCTTGACGACCCAGGTATTATTGCCAGCCTTATGAAAAGTATGGAAGCAAAGAAACGTAAAGCTAAGGAATCAAAGGAAGATGCCGGACCAGCAATCACTAGCGAAACCAAATGAAGAAGGGTTCGTCCTCTTGCGTTTGCATTACAATGCCGATCCCGAAAAGGATGAAAAGTGGGCAGCAAAGGCCAAAAAGGAATATCCAACAGAAGATTGGGATCGCGAGTTCGAGCTAAAGCCGGTTGGTCATCGAGATTCTTATCCAGTCTTTGGCGACTATAAGCGAATCTTACACGAAGACGAAAATCTAGTTTGGTTGCCTTCGAAGGGTAAGGTAATATACCGGGGTTGGGACTTTGGCAAGGTTCACCCATGTGTCGAGTTCGCACAATGCTTTGGGAATTCAATAAACTATATTGATGAAGTCTCCGGTAATAATATTCTATTTGAACCTTTTATTCAACAAGTACTTGGTTATTCAAATGTAAGCTTTCCTGGTTGTTCGTTTGTTGATTGGGTTGACGTTTCTGGTCGTAATGAAGATGCTTGGGGAAACTCGTCGATCAAGTCAATGCGTCAGTATGGTTTGCATCCGCGTGGGCGTGACCAGTCGATTGAAGAAGGTATTCGACTTTTATGTCAAGATATGGTTAGGTTGGAAGATGGCCACCCATATTTTCGGCTGAATCCGTTAAAATGCCTGCAATTGACTGCTTCGTGTCGTGGTGGGCTAAAAAGAAACAAAAAAGGTGAGATAATCAAAGACGGAATTCATGACCACTCTGTTGATGCTGCAAGGTATTTGCGGCAAGGTATAGGCAGCGATACTTCAAAAGATTGGCGAAAGATTCAAGACAAGCTAAAGAATCAATATGGGAAGTTTCCAAAAGATGGTCGCCAAGTGAGGCGATAATGATTGAACCAAAAGCGGTGATTGGACGTATTGAACACGTAAAACCCGGACAACCGATTAAATATTATCGACGAAAAAATGGAACTGCTGTAGTTTTCACTGTATGTTGTGATTGTGCATTAACGCATTTGGAGGAATTCACTCCACGAAAGAATTATATTCGTGTTCGCGTTTGGCGTGATGACGAGAAAACTAAAAAGTTTCGCAAAAGGAAAAACAAATGAAACATTGGTTGTGTTCAATTATACTTGCTATTATACTATCTTTTAATGGAATTGGGGAAACGCAAGTCGAAAGCCAATTTCCAAAATTAAATAAGCAAGATATTGCTAGCGTTGAATTTGAACTTTGCCGGGACGGAAACCTTTTTGCTGTTATAGGTTATGAAAAAGATAACGACGTTAAATTTTATAGTTATGAAATGAATGATGTTGTATTTGCTGTGATCGAATTCACGAAAAGTTCTGATAAGGCAATTGCTATTTATGTGCTAAGGCAAAATAAAACTGTTGTGAAATTCGTGCCAGAAGAATTCAAAAAAATCGAAAGACCATGTGACACACTTAAACTTTTGGGTTTAAAAAGTAATAGCATGTTTTAACAATGGACTTTTCTCGCAATGAAGCACTTCAGTTTATTGCTGAAGACTTACACGAAGCAGGAAGTGATATACTACACTTTGCAGATAGTATTTGGACGCATGATCCACACGCGATTGGAACAAAGATAGTAAAGCTGCCATTATGGAAACAGTATATTCCAAAACTGCTGACACTTTCAGCGATCCATCCACGCTTGGCCATTTACAAATCTCGCCAAATGATGGTTACTTGGATCATTTGCATCGTTTGTTTGTGGGAAGCTTTATTCAAAGCTGGAAGCCACATTGCGCTGATCTCAATGAAAGAAGAGGACGCTGGGAAATTGATTGGGCGAATGAAATTGATGTATGAGCACCTTCCAGCACATTGGTTACTTGGCTTACCGGAAACAAAATATTATCGTGGAAAAAAAGGAATCATCCTACGGATGGTAGTTCAGCATACGGGTGGCGAACCGGAGAGTGTAATACAAGCTTATCCGCAGAATGGAAATCCGGGTCGTTCGGAAACACTGTCACTTTGCTATTGGGATGAAGTTGGAGAATGTGACGACACCGAAGCGCGGAATATGTACGCAGCGTTGAGACCAACATTGGAGAATGGTGGGCGGTTGATAATGAGTTCAACCCCACCAAGGTCGGAAGAACATTTTTGGGAAGCTTTTTGTCGTGGCGATTACTTTGGTGGATAATGCATTGGTTTAATGTTGTAAAATCAAAGTTCCGTTGTATGCGAGATTCGCGTGGGAAAACTTCCTGGACGCATACATTGGCAATACCGATTGTAATTTTGATTACGATAAAGATGCTTGCTGGCGGTATTGACTTGACAATCCCTGGTGGATATCGTGTTACTACTGCATCTGTTCTTGCTATTGATTATGTCGAAATGGTAAAATATTGGATAGGTTTGTTTTTCGCAAGGGAAACAACCGAAAAAGTGATTGAATATTTGGTGGAGAAAAATGGTAGCAGCACTACTTAGTTTACTTGGCCCTTTGTTGGGGCCGTTACTTGCCGGACTCGCGACTTTGATTGCCGTTGTTGCTGTTTACTTTGGCATCAAACGAAAGGGTGTTACCGAAGAACGCGAGCGCCAGGAAGTTGCTAAAGTAAAAGAAGTTGCTAAAGTACAAGAGAAAGTACGTGAAGCAATTTCCAAAGATTCGTTGATTGACAAAAAGGTGGCGAATGAAATTGAGCAGATTAAAAAGGAAGTTGGCAACCAGTCTACTTCTACTAATCCTGATATTTTCAGGTTCTAGTTGCTTGCTTCCGCAACCACCGGCGACAGTTGTTGTATATTTACCGGAGCCACCGAAGGTTACAGATTGCCCACCAAAAGTTATCGTTGAAGGACATGTTACTGGCGATACGTTAACGTTATCTTTGTCGGACGCGCAAAGACTTCGTGACTGGATAAATGCTTATATAATTTGTGCTGAAAGCAACCAGGTGATTCTTCGTGGTTATGCAGAGAAACTTGAGAATCGCTTGAAAGTAGTTGGAGGTAGGTAAAATGGTTGGATTAATAGTTACAGTTATTGTTGTAGTTTGCTTGGTTGGCGGAGTATTCTATGGATTTAATTACCTTCGTGCCAAAGCGAATAAAACTAGTGTGAGTAGCGAATTGGTAAAAAGCGTTGACGATCTTATTAAAAAGCCATAACAATGAGATTAATTACAGACGACGCTATTGCGGTCATTACTATATGGACCGAAGCCCAAGGTGAGCCATTTGAAGGCAAAGTAGGCGTTGGCGAAGTTATTCGCGAACGAATGCGGCGCAAATATAGTAGTGATGGTACTGTTGCCGGAACTATAGCACGTAGATACCAATTTAGCGCATGGAATGACGATCAACAAGACAACGCCCTTTTGATTCGTGCGCTCAAGTTGGATTGGGGTGATCCAGGTGTGTCCGAATGTCAAATAGCTTGGGAGAAATCGGCAGCAACACATTATACCTTGGGCGCAGTATTATACTGTAATTTAGATGTTGCAAAACCAGCTTGGGCTAAATCAGAGAATTTAATCATCAAGATTGGGCACCATTCATTTTTCCAAGATTAAGGTAGGCAAATGGCCGAAGATCAGTTACAAAATAGCCCGGCAGAATCACAAGGCGAATCCGCCGACGAACCTACTGGACCGATTAGTGGAATCGAGTCAGTTGAATTCACCAACTTCGCTAGTGATCCTGACGTGGTGAAGTCGATAAAGTCTGATATATTTCCACTTATCAAGAAAGCGCGAACGAATCGAAATTCGAAGCTTTCTGACGATTGGGACCGCTATCGTGATGTTTACAATCAGCGTCGTACAGTAAGCTTCTATGATGGTCGATCACGTTTGTTTCTCGGCGCATTACGGAAGGCAGTAGATACTCTCACCCGGATCGCCAAAGATTCGATGCTTGCCGATCCGTATGTCAGTGTAGAAACCGACGTAGAACGATGGCGTGACGTAGGTGTACACTTTATAAAGTATTTGCTTGAAAATCAAGGTAAGATTCGCCCGAAGCTTTCGATGTTCTTGCGTCAACTTTATCAGATTGGTACGAGTTGCATGAAGTTTGGTTGGAAAACCTCGTACCGGAATGTTACGTATCGTGAAAAAACTGAACTTGGTTTGGAAATCAAGAAACGCAAAACTTACGATCACTATGGTCCTACGCTTGACGTTATCGATATGCGACACGTTTATGTTTGGCCTGAAGTCGCAACTGATTACGATGGCTTAGATATTGTTTTTGAAGACGCGGTGACGACAATTGCCGAACTTCGCCGAAAAGTGAAAGATGGCTGGTACGAACCCGAAGTTGTTGATCGCGTGATTCAAAAACGGAGTGCTACGATTGCCCAGGATAACAAGTCGAGAAGCCAATCTGTCAAAGAAGGTATGGTTGATAGCGAACTTGAGCAATCTGAACTTGATATCACCGAAGCATGGATACGATTCAAGCTACCTAATAACGATGACGATAACGACACTTTACCGTGGGTCTGGTTGACGTTCGCTGGCGAAGAAATTTTGCGAGTTCAAGAGAATCCGTGGTGGTTCCAGTGTCCACCGTATTTGTTTGGCGCAATATTCCGCGAGCATGATTACTTTTATGGTCATGGTCTGATTGAAGCTTCTGAAATGTGGCAGTATATGTTGAATGATATTGTCAACCAGACAATGGATTGTGGAACATATGCATTGAACCCGATTACGATTATGGACCCTGCTGCTGTTGACGATCCTGATATGTATCAGATCGAACCGATGGCGAAGTGGATGATCGCACCAGATGCCGTGAAGTTTGATCGCCCACCTGCAAATATGACCCAAGAAGGTTTGGGTATGGTTCGCTTCTTGATTAATGCAATTCAGGAAACTACAGATGCGACCGCGCTGGTTCAGGGTACGCCAAAAGAAGGCATGGGACCGGCTGCTGGAACTGCGACAGGCGTGTCACAGCTTTTCGCGTCATCCAGCGCGGCAATTGTCGATCAGGTTGAGGAACTTGAATCTCAGGTATTTACACCGCTGTTGAAAATGGTCGAGATTTCTGCTCACCAGTTTATGGACGAAAAGATGATAATTCGTCTTGAAGGCCCGGAAGCTGTAGTGATTACGCAACGAATTATCGAACCAAGCGACTTGATACTTTCGACAGATATTCGTTGGATCGCAAGCCGGAGATTGCGTGAGAAATTGGCGAAGGGACAGCAATATCTCAACATGTTGAACATTGCGCTTGGTGTTGATCCACAATTGACACTTCAGCAGGGGTTTATGATTGATCTGAAGTACCTTATCAAAGGCGCTGCAATCGCAATTGGTGCTGACGACTCCGATAAGATAGTCAAAGACGTTACACAAGGTTTGCCAGGTATTCCGGCAGAACTTGAGTACGAGCTTGCAATCTCAGGTCGGTCGGTTGTTGCCTCACCGCTAGAATTGCCAGAAGATCACGCAAAGAAGATTCAGATTTTGATGGCATTGCCAATGCCACAAACTGAATTCGCGCAAATGAAACTGAAGGAGTTGATCGCGAGTCACTACGCCGTTTTGAATCAACTTCAGGCACAAATGATGGCACAACAGCAAGGTCAGACGCCTGGTGGCGCACAGCGTGGACCTGTCGGCGGCGATATGATGGGCGGTGGAACTCCGGTGCGTCCGCAAGAGCAACCACAGGGCGGAACTCCGGCTGATGCATTGAAAGGTCTATTAAGTCAAGCAGGGGGAGCATAATATGCCATATACGATAACGAAATTTGATGATAGTTACAAAGTGACTTCCCCACATGGCACGAAGGCAAAGAAAACGACAAAGACAAAAGCAAAGAAACAAGTAAGGTTGCTTCAAGCAATTGAGCATAATCCTAATTTTACACCATATTCAACAAGCAACACCAAAGATAGTGGTTTTCGAAGAAGGAGACGATAATTTATGGCACATCAAGAATGTATCGATCATTTGCAAATGGCTTTAGAGATGATTCCTTCTGGTGAGCAGAATAACGAACTTCGTATGCACGTTTCGGAGGCGTTGAAAGAAGTAAAGTCGAACTACGGTCAGGAAGATGGTGAAATGGAATCTGAAAGTGGAATGCCAAGCAAGAGTGATCCATATATGTCCGAAAATCGAATGCCAATGAATTTGATGAAGCGACGTTCGATGATGAAGGAGTAACCTACTGTGGATTTGGCACAACTTACACTTGAAGACGAACTTTTGCTGTTTGAAGCTTTCGTAAAGTCGCCGGTTTGGGCAGTTGTGAAGTTGCGTTGGGAACCATTAGTAAGTACGGCAATTGGAGCGGCACTTTCTGGTAAGGTTTCTGGATCAGAGCGTGACTTTCTTGCAGGTAAAGCAAACGGATTGAAGCATTTTCTTGAATATCCCGAAGCGCATATTCACAAATTACAAGTTAAGATTAAAAATGAACAATCGAAAGTCGAACCCAAGCGAAATACCGCGTAATCAAACAGAAGAACGCGAATTGGTAAAAAAGTATGGAATCACTGACGAACAATACAGAAAAATCCTCGAACTTCAACG